CGCCTACGTCGACACCTCATCGGGGCTGCGCTCCCTCGCTGAGCAGCGCGGCATCGACGAAAGCGATGTTGCCCGACTGGCCGCTGAGGGCAAGCTGGGCGACCTCATCAAGACTCCCGCAACGGTCATCGACCTGCGCGGTGAAACCGACGACGACGACGGGCAGGGCGACACCCACCCGACGAGTCGCCTCTCACTCCTGCGCCGTGAGTGGGATCTGAAAGGCAAGGCGATCTGACGGCAGGTGACCCCACCGTCAACCCTCTGACAACAACTACCCGAAAGGGGTGCCGATCATGTCCGAAACCATGATCAAGCGGCTCCTCGAGCAGCGGGCGAACGTGTGGGAGCAAGCCAAGGAGCTCCTGGACCGCGCCGCCACCGAGAACCGTGACCTTTCCGCCGAGGAGGAGAAGGCGTACGAACGCGCCAACGCCGACCTCGACGCCATCGACGTCCGCCGCAAAGACCTCGAAGAGCAGGCCCGCGCAGCCAAGGACGCCGAACAGTTCCTGTCCCAGTTCAGCCCGAAAGACCCGACCCCAGGTAAGCGTTCAACCGCTGACGAGCTGCGGGCCGCGTTCAAGGGTGAGAACCGTGACGGGTACGTCACAACCCTCGACCCCGCTGAGGTTCGCGACCTGACCGTGGGCTCAGCGACTGCTGGTGGCGACACCCGCCCCACGTCGTTCTCCGGTCGACTGTGGGCACACCTCATTGAGGTGGCGAACGTCATCAACGCCGGTGCCACGGTCATCACGACCGACGGCGGTGAGGACTTCGGTCTGCCGACGACCACTGCGCACTCAACGGCGGCGCTGACCGCTGAAGGTGCGGCCATCTCCGAGTCGGACCCGGCGTTCGTCAAGCGCACCCTCGGTGCGTACAAGTACGCCGTCCTCCTCCAGGTGTCCAGCGAGCTCGTCACCGACACCGGTGTCGACCTCGAGGGGTACATCGCGATGCAAGCCGGTCGTGCGGTGGGTAACTCGTTCGGCACCCACCTTGTCACCGGTACCGGTTCGTCGCAGCCTTACGGCATCGCGACCGGTTCCACCCTCGGTGTCACCGGTGGTGCCGGTGTCAGTGGTGCGTTCACCGCTGACAACCTGATCGACCTGCACTACTCGGTCATCGGCCCGTACCGGAACAGCCCGTCATGTGCGTGGCTGATGCGGGACGCCACGATGGGTGCTGTCCGCAAGCTGAAGGGCTCGGACAATAACTACCTGTGGCAGCCAGGTCTGGTTGTCGGTGCCCCCGACACCCTGCTCGGGAAGGGCGTCTACACCGACCCGAACGTTGCCGCTGTGGCGTTGTCGGCGAAGTCGGTGTTCTTCGGTGACATGTCGGCGTACCACGTCCGCGTGGTCAACGACGTCAGGTTCGACATGAGCGCGGAGTACGCGTTCAACGCGGACCTGATCACCTACCGCTGCACCCTCCGTGGTGACGGCACCCTGCTGGACCGCACCGGTGCCATCAAGCACTTCATCGGTAACGCAGCCTGAGCCCTGACGCTCACTCTCACCCATCCCCCTGGGGGGTGGGTGGGGGTGTATGTCAGGACAACCCCCTACTCACAGGAGAACCCATGCGAATCCGAATGGTGGAGTCGGTGTCCGGCTCGTTCGACGGCAAGGACTACCCGGCCATCGGCGAGGAAGCCGACCTCAGTGATGAGCACGGCGCGGAGTTGTGCGCGTCAGGTCACGCGGTCCCGGTGGAACGAAAGGCCGAGAAGGCTACGGCGCGTAAAGCTGAGACGCGGAACCGCAAGGGTGAGACGGCCTGACCGTGCGTCGTATCGCCGCCTCGACCCTCACCCAGGTCACCGGCACGTTCCTGTCCGGTGTCGGCAACCCGGAGAACGCCACCGGCACCGTGACCTGCGCTGTCACCGACGGTGCGGGGGTCGCTGTCGACTCCGGTGACGCTGAGGCGTTGGGTTCGGGCCGGTACGGGTTCGACGTTGACCTGACCGCCCTCGACGTTTACACGGCCACCTTCACCGGTGCGTTCACCGACGACGCATCACGGTCAACCTCGACCACGTTCGAGGTAGTCGGCGGGATCCCACTGTCCGTGGTCGACATCCGCGCCGACGAGGACCTGGCCGACGTGGTGAAGTACCCGAACGACACGATCACGGCCGAGCTGCAGGCGGCGTGGGATGTGCTCGAGAAAGGGTTGAAGGTCGCGATCGTGCCCCGCGGCTGCCGGGAAACGGTGGATGGTTTCGGGGTCCGGTCCCAGCCGATCAGTCACCTGTTCCCCCGGCAGGTGCTGTCCGCTGCGGTGGGCGGTTCGGTCGTGGACGTGTCCGGTCTGACGGCGAAACGTCACGGGGTGATCGTCAACCCGTCCGGGTGGGCTGCCGGTGACGGCAACGTCGACCTGCACTACACCCACGGCTGGGACACCCCACCGGACCCGGTGCTGCGGGCGCTCCGGCTGCTCACCATCGACCGGCTGGTCACGAGGGCGACCCCGTCACGGGCGACGTCACTGTCAACCGATGTTGGCGCGTTCCGGCTGACCATCGCGGGCCGCGACGGTGTCACCGGCATTCCCGATGTGGACGCGATCATCGACCAGTTCGGGTACGCATCGGCGGTCGGGTTCGCATGACCGCTGTATTCGACGCCCAGGACGCAATCCACGAGATGGTCCGCGGCCTCGACTCGATCGGCGGATGGAAGGTCGACCTGGGATTCCCCCAGGGCGCGAACGTGCAAAACAAGCACGTCTGGGTGAACGGTGAAACCGACGACGCCGCCCAGGTGTGGGGCTTGTCGGACCTGACGGCCAAGGACGAGACGTTCCAGGTTCGGGTCCACGTTGTCGCCACCGCGAAGGCAAAGGATTACGCCACCCCCCGCGACAAGGTGAAAGCGGTGACCGCGGAGCTGGCGTCAGCCCTGAACGACGACTACACCCTCGGCGGTGTCGTGATGCAGGCCGCAGTGACGAACACCCGCGTCGACGACGCCCAGCCTGACGAGTCGACCCGTCAGGTCATGCACACCCTGACGATCACCTGCCAAGCGTGGCTCACCTAGGAGACGCCGAATGCCGACCTTCAAAGTGCCGGAAACGGTGCACGTCGAGCTGTGCACCCCTGACGGGGTGGTCACCGCGGAGTTCACCGCCGGCGAGCACACCCCGACCACCCCTGACGACGAGTACGCGCTCAGTGTGCTCGCCCAGATCGGCGCGGCCGAACCCATCAAGAGCCGGCCACGCCGGTCAAGCAAGGAGGACTGACCAATGGCATTGAACAAGCGCCTGCAAGTCGTCGGCGTCGGCAAGCAGTCGGCGAAGGGCACCGCGGCAACCAACCCGGACTTCGCCCACGGCATCGAAGTGGGCACGGTCGGTGACATTCCGACCACGCAGGACCGCGCCCCGCTGACGTCGGCGTACCGGGCGAGCTCGTACTACGAGCGCACCGAGTCCGCCGGTGGGGCCGGTGATTTCACCATGCGCGCCCACCCGAAGACGATCGGCCTGTACCTGTATGGGGCGCTCGGCGGGAAGGCCGTCACCGGTGCGGGCCCCTACACTCACACGTTCACCGATGCCGCGTCGTTGCCGTACCTGACCCTGTTCGACAAGAAGTACGGGTCGATCATCAACGCGATCAAGGACTGCCGCGTCGACAAGCTCGAGTTCTCCTGGGACAAGGCCGGCGCGGTCAAGGTTGACGTCGGCCTGATGGGCACCACCCCGGACTTCTCAGCCACATTCACCCCGGTGGTCGACGACTCCGAGGCGGCCTACTTCCTCGCTGGTGGTGGCACCTTCAAGCTGGACACCGACTCGTCAACCCCGGTGACCGCCCGCATCTCCGCGGGGAAGGTGTCGATCGCCAACGGTGTGGAGCCGGTCGGACTGTCGGCGTCGGTGGTGCCGAATGAGCAGATGGACGGCGAACTGGTCGTCGACTGGGAGCTGACCGTCATCCCTGACACCGACCTCGCTGACTGGCGCACCGTCGTCACCGGCTCAGCGTCCGGCACGACTATCTCTGAGGCCCCCGTGCTGGGGTCGGCTGAGGTGTCATTTGTGCAGTCAACGAACAGCCTCAAGTTCACCTCGACGCAGGTTGGATTCCTCGCCGACATCCCTGAGTCAGATGCAGGCGGCGGCCCGGTCGAGATCGTCCTCAAGGGTCAGGCGACCCGCCCCTCCGGCGGTGCCACCTTGACGGCGGTGCTGATCAACGCCCAAGCCACCTACTGAGCCCCTCTCCACTCCACTGATCGGGAGCCTGTCCAATGCCAAGCCTGAAGCCGCAGAAGTTCTACGTCACCTACGCCGACGACCTGGAACGGGTCGAAGAGGTGCTGGTCTTCCACTCCGACATCGTCGCCACCGAAACCCGGTTCGACACGTCGATTGGTGGGGAGGATGTTGCCCCGCGCACCGAGTGGACCATGTTTATGGTCTGGTCGGCGTTGCGCCGCAACAAGAAGGCCCCCGACTTTCAGGAGTGGCTGGACCGTGGCGTCCTGATCGAACCAGAGGACGAGGACGAGGTGACCGGCGACCCGGAATCGTCGGGGGAGTCAGCCGACGCATAGCCGAGTTGGCTGTAGCCACAGGTATCGGCCCAGCCGACATCTTGGCGGCTCCCCCACGGGTGGTTATGGCGATGGAGCAGCTGCTCGAGGAGCAGGCAGAGAAGGCCGACCTCGAGGACCGGCTGCAGCGACTACGGGACAAGACGAAGTGAGGGGCGGGTGACATGGCCACAGGTGTGCAGCTCGGTGTGATCGGCACGGACTACACAGTGCAGATGATCAAGGCGATGGACCCGATCGCGTACCGTCACCTGCTGCGTGCGGCCCGGAAGTCTGTCGAGCCGGTGCGGGCTGAGGCAGCGTCGAACGCCCCCATTCAGACCGGTGCGATGTCGCAGTCCTACAAGGTGAAGAAGGCCCGCGCCCGCGGTAACGCTGGGGCTCGGGTCGCCACGTTCGGGTACGCCGTCGTCGCCGAAGGCCCTGGTGCACGACAGGCCGCGATCCTTGAGTTCGCCGGGTCGAAGTCGTCCGGTCACACCCCGCAGGGAACGTCGCTGATCCGGTCGTTGACGTCGACGTACGGGCAGCCGGGGCGGTTCGCGTGGGATGCGATGGACCGCAACTCTGCACGGGTCACCGCCGCGTTCGGTACGGCGATCCGTGATGCCGAGGTCGAGATGAACGCCAGGCTGGGGAAGGTGGCCTGATGGCTGTTCGCGTCCCGGTCCTGGCCACTTGGGACGGCCGCGCCCTGTCACGGGCACAGGCCGACATGAAGAAGTTCGCCGCGCAGGCGAAGGCGGCCGGGTCGACCACGGCTGGTGCGTTCTATCAGGTCGGCGGGCAGATGCGCCTGACCGGAGAGAAGATGGCCGCCACCGGCCGCACCCTGTCAACCCACATGACCCTGCCACTGGTCGGGCTCGGCTACGTCGCTACGAAAGCGGCCACCGAGTACGGGTCAGCGATGACTCAGGTGCAGGCCGCCTCCGATGCGTCCGCGAAGCAGATGGACAAGCTCCGCAACATGGCGATGGGCATGGCCGAGCGGTTCGGGGTGTCCGGCATCGAAGCGGCCGGCGCGCTCGAGGACCTGGTGAAGGCCGGTCTGACCCCGGCGCAGATCGCCGCCGGCGGGCTCGAGCAGGCCCTCACCCTGGCCGCAACCGGGCAGATGACCGCCGCTGACGCATCCACCGTCCTGACGAACGCCCTGGCAACCTACGGGCTCAAGGCGAAGCAGTCGCAGCAGGTCACCGACTCGATGTCCGCCGCGGCGAACGCGACCACCGCATCGGTGTCATCACTGGCGCAGGGCCTGGGAAATGTTGGCCCGGTTGCGTCGCAGGCGGGCCTGTCCATTCAGGACACCGCCGCCGCGCTCGGTGCGCTCGATCAGCAAGGCATCAAGGCCGCCGAGGGCGGTACGGCACTCAAGACGTTCCTGCTGCGACTGGTGCCGCAGACAACGGCAGCCAAGACCGCAATGGAGAACCTTGGGCTGTCGTTCGTCGACGCCAAGGGCAACATCAAGCCGATGACTGAGGTCGTCGCCGAGCTGCAGAAGAAGACCGCCGGTTTGACCCGTGAGCAGAAGCAGCAGGCGCTGACGCAGATTTTCGGCACCCGCGGCATCCTCGCAGCCAACGCGTTGATGAACACCGGGGCAAAGCAGCTCGGCAAGTACGAGGCCGCCACCCGAAAGGTTGGTGGCGCGCAGAAGGTGCTGAACAAGGTTCGGCAGACCGAAGAGTTCCAGCTCAAGAAGGCCCAGGCGGCGATGAAGAACGCGGCCACCACCCTGGGTACGGCGCTGGCCCCGGTGGTGACGAGAGTGGCGAACATCGTGGCCGACCTGGCGTCGTGGTTTGCGAAACTGTCACCGCGCACGCAGGACATGATCGTCAAAGCTGGTCTGCTGGCGGCCGCCATGGGGCCGGTGCTGCTGATAACAGGCAAGCTGATTAGTGCTGGTGGGTTGCTGTTCCAGACGGTCGGAAAACTCGTCCTTGCGTCGAAGGCGTTTGCTGCGTCGCAGGTGGCGCAGGCCGCCATCTCTAAGGCGGTTGCGGCCGGTCAGTGGCTGGTCAACGCTGCCATGTCGGCCAACCCGATCGGTCTGGTCATTGTCGCCATCACCGCACTGATCGCCATCTTCGTGGTGCTCTGGAAGAAGAACGAGACGTTCCGCCGCATTGTCACCGCCACCTGGAACTCAATCAAGGCTGCCGCGATCAAGGTGTGGGGCTGGCTGAAGACGTACTTCGTGACCATGTTCAACCTGTACAAGGCGATCTTCACCAAGGCTTTCCAGGTCATCCGGGCCGTGGTTGTGTTCGTATTCAACGCACTGAAGAAGTACTTCACCACCATGTTCACCGTGTACAAGACGATCTTCGTGACCGCGTGGAACGTCATCCGCGGGGTGACCTCATCGGTGTTCGGAAGGATTCGCGACACGGTGGCCGGAATCCTGCGCGGCATCAGGGACGTCATCAGCACCGTCATGGGCACCATCAAGGGGGCATGGAAGACCGCCTGGGGTGGGTTCAAAGATGTCGTCACGAACGTGTGGGACGGCATCGTGTCCGGCATCAAGGGCTCGGTGAACCTGATCATTGATGCGTTGAACGGGCTGATCCGCGGCATGAACCGGATCAAGTTCTCGGCACCGGACTGGGTGCCCGGTATCGGCGGGAAAGAGTGGGGCGTCAGCGTCCCTGAGATTCCGCACCTGGCGAAGGGCGGCATCGTCGAGCGCAGCGTTGGCGGGACTGTGGCGGTCGTTGGTGAGGGCCGCTACGACGAGGCTGTGATCCCGTTGACGCCGCAGCTCCGCCGGCAGGGGCTGGGTGGGAACCATGCCACGTTGAACCTGTCGCAGCACATTGATGCGCGGGGTGCGACTACTGCTGACATTCCGCGGATCAAGCAGGCCGCACGGGATGCAGCCGAGGAAGCGTTCGCCGTGTTGGTCCGCGAGATGAGGGCTTCCTGATGGGGACCGTTCAGACGATCCACCCGAACGGCAACAGGAGCGGCACCGGGGCGTACAGCCTTGTCGGCGGCGGATCATCGGTGCATGGGAACCTGTCGGACTCCTCCGATGCGACCCGTGTGCAGAAAACCACGTCGGGCGACAAGACGGCCACCCTGAACCTGGGCACGTACACGTTGGCCGCTGACGAGCGGGTGAAGCGCGTTCGTGCCGCCGCCCGCGTCCTGTTCAACGCG